TTGATATCTCACAAACTTTACAATATCTGACCAATGTCCTTCTCCTTCTACAACCTGTAATTTTTTATGTATCCATGCAGACATAGACATCTCTTTCATTTCACCACGTCTGTAATGTCTAACCATTATTGCACATTCTTTTACAAATCTTGCTTGACTATTATGTTGTAAAAATGCTCTAGCATTGGCATCTGTATCTGCCAATTTGGCATAGTGATAAGCAATTTCTGCCTCATCTGACAACTCATTATCATATGCATATTGTATCATTGTAGATAAATCAAACTGTGTAGCTTCTGTTGTTTGATGATTTATCATTGTTTGTGTCATTATCCACTCAGGATATTCTCCATGTGCATATACATTTGGATTCATACTCCCTTTATACCAAAATAAAGCAGATAACGTACTCCTAAGTTTTGGTGGTTCAGCTAACATTTGAACCTCTGCTACTTGTAAAAGATTAGTTAGCAATCTAAAAACTGTTTCCCTACTTTTTCCAACATTAAAACACAGTAAATATAAACACATAGGGGGTATTTGATGTAACCAAATATAACCACAATGTTGAATCAATAAATGCTTGGAACTTTCTAACAATTCATCTTGAACAGCGTACACAGTCACAACCCAATCTCTACAGCATGTTTTGTTGCTTTTATATTGCCTAGTTAGTTCCATAAAGCCCACTCCAAACGCTTCTTTAAATTTAGCTAATAACATTGCTTTTACATTACTACATTTAAGCAAATCTTTAACAATTCCCAGTCCCTTGGCACCCTGTTCTGGCGGCACAGAATTGGTTGCCGGTACCTCCACAGTCTGCTGAGTAAAATCTTGAGCTTCATTAAATGATAGTTCTAGTCCGCTGTCTTGTTCAAATAATCTCCTTTTAGACTTATGCTGTGGCGAAATAGAAATAGACTGCAGGCGAGGACTAAGCTGCAAAACCTCTTGTGAACTGATATACTTTCGTTTTAGCCAGTGTATCTGTTGCTCGCTTTCCTCACTTTCTTGCTGGCATAATAATTCGCGGGAGTTCCCCTGTATAGTGTCCTCATTATCTATTAAGTCAGAAATGTCAGTATCTGTACCTTCTTCAAATAACTTTTCCAAATCACCATCTAAGCTAGTATCAGAGCATTCTGCTTCTAGAACAAACCAATCACTACAGCCTTCTTTAGGATCATATTTTGTACCTTTGTCGTCAGCCATGGCGAAGCTTCTCTCGACAACCTGGACACACCAACTTAACTTCTTCAAATAATAGCTCTTCCTGTGAGCGAATTCCAAATGGGGTTGCAAGCACTATTAATCGAAGCTTGGAATCACAGAAGTAACACGGAGCTACAATCTTGTAAGGAATATGTCGTGGCTCCTCCTCTGTCTCTTCTTCACTTAACTCTTCGTAGCAATGCAGGTCAGTGGGCTGGACAAGCTCTTGCAGCTCAAGCACTATTTCTGGTATAGTAGCTTCTTTCCCAATCATTCTATCGACCCACAATGTCTGCACAATCCTTTCCAATTGCGCCTCACCTTATGAAATTGTTGCTGTCTATAGCAAATATCTAACTTTTCAAGTAAATCTAACTTTCGTAAGCAAAACTTACAGCGAATAGTTATATCTCCAACAGCCTTGTGCTCTACTAACTCAATTTCCCAACCACACACTGACTGCTCATAAAAGTTAGAAAATTCAAATTGTGCTGAGGCAAATGCACAACTGCTACAACAAGCAAACACAAAATCTTCTTCAGTCCAAATAAGCTGCAAACATTTGCGATCAAAGTTTACTAATTCTATGTATGTCAGGAACCTCTGACAAAACCTACAAGGCAATAAAATATCTACTAAAGGTATACATAGAGTGTCTGCAAGCTCCCGCACAGAATAAGGCTTTGGCCTATCCATATAGCTCTCTAAAAAGTTAAGTCAGCATATTGTATGTAGATCAAGTAAGGTAACGCAGGCGGTTACATATATTTATAAAGAGAGATTGTTGTTAACTACTATCAGCCAAACCAATCAGAAAATACCGCCTACGGTACATAGATACAATCTTACCGTTATCGGTGCAGTCTTCCAAGAAAATGTACTGCCAAGTTTCTTGGCAGCAGTTTTGGCGGTCGCCTCAGGAGCTTCCACAAAAGCGGTGATAAAATCGCACCAGGTGTGTTTTATATCTGATGAAACGGGTGCGGTCGTTGGCAATGACCTATGTGGTTTAGTCACGAACACGGTAAAAAATACTTCACATACCTTATTGGTTTATTTGTTTATTGGAAACCGAAATCGGTCACGACCGTTTGCGTTTGGTACCTTTGGAAACTTTAACAGAAGTCTTAATAGTTCTAGGGCGACGTTGTAAACCTGCCTGAAATATAAATTTTCTTCCCAAAGGAAATTGATCTAAATCCAAAGATAGTTTGTCTGTTAAATCTACATTCCAAAATGTATACTTGTCGAATGGGTCTTCCTTTTCTTTTGCAGGCACTGCATCAGGACATTTTGTTGCTTTAGAGTCAATATATCTATACAGATCGTGCACAGCGTTATCTGGGGTTGGTACAAAACCTAACTGCCATTCTTCTAAAATACCTGTATTCATAGCATTTATCTGGGATAATACTTCTGCTTTTAAAGGTACTTTACATAGTTGCAATATGATTGACAACTGATATTCTTCTACGTGTCTTAGAAATTCTCTAATATTGGCTGAATCATACTCTGTAATAGCATTTCCATTAGATGTAACACTAATGGTAAAGTTTGTGTTTCGGGTATTATCAGCGACAGTAATAAACATTTGATTTCCCCATAATATTCCGTTGTTATGCCCCTGTGCTCTGCGTAACCAAAACGGTCTGTTAAATAATTGAGCATCTGAGGTTACTAAGGAGCCACTAACAGTAGGAAAATATATAGAACTATTTAAATCTTTTTGTTGCTGCGACTGTTGAGCTGGTAAAACAAAGTTGTGATCTTGATTGACAGCTCCATCAGGAATAGCATCACCTACTACACCTCCTCTAACATAATAATGTCTAGCATAGCATTGTTCCCTTCTTGCAAAAAAAAAGCAAGAATCACCATATACATCATTGGCCATAGTTAAAAAATCTGGATACTTGCAGGTTTCATTCACTATATCCAGACTTACATCTGACTTGGTAACTGATAAAACTTTATTGTTTATGTTACCAAAGCCTATATCAATCATGTCGCCGTCTTCAATGACTGAGTTCTTAAGTTCCAAAGGAGGACATTTTCCAGCTTGGCTATTTTTCTCTGATTCACAGACAGGAGCTTTATCCCAATGTTCTCCCAAACAAGGAGCACATCCTACAACAAACATTTGAACCTGTTTTGGATCAAATGATGTATTTTGTCTGTCATCAGTAGAACCTTTCTGATAGCTACTATTATTTTCTGTATCTCTAACTTTATTGAATAATGGGTGGCCTGATGTACCTACTCCTAATGGTTGTCCTCTGCCAATTTCAAGGCCTGCACAGGCCCAAACCAATCTTTCTTTTTCAGGATTATAAACAGACATATCTGCTAATGCAAATCTATTTGGGTCTGGAAAACGAATTCTAAATGCCCTATATTGATTTCCAGAGACCTTGGGAACATCTATTGTATCTCCAGCAACAGATCTAACATCAAAATAGGGATGGCCTACTATTAATAGGCGGTCACTCATTGCATGGTAAAAGACATTGGTTCTCTCCACATACTCATCGGTGCTTTGTACACGTGCCACAGGTGGTGTTGGTGGCAAATATACTTTACCCGTCGTCGGACGCCACATAGTCATCTGTAAAACAATTACAAATATTTGCGTTTTCGTTTACGTGTTTTTAAGCTAGGATGTAAATAATAATCTCCACCTGCATCCTCAAATTTAATAACTACAGTTGGTGTGTCAGGTTGTGGTAATATTATCTCTCTGGTGTCACGAGATTCTGGATATGCTACATTATAACCCTGCACATCTTGTATATAAAATCCTGTGTTTCTAGGTGATTCAAATCTAGGAACTGTGTACGTGGTTGTACTGCGTCTAGCATTGCCAAAAATTAATTGGGAACCACTAAAATCCTCGATATTATCTTCTAACAATAAGTCAGCAGAATTGTAATCAATATCATCTGCTTCAGTAGTTTCCTGTAATCCTATATTTAAAGGTTCAGGCTCATCAATGTTTATGTCTACAAATGAACTTTCTACAGGACCTTGTATTATAGTACTATCTCCTGAATGTTCTCCTAACAATTGCATCTCCAATGCATCAGAATCTATTGTACTTAAATCTCTGTAAAAGTGTACCTGAGCCCCAACTTGTGCACCACTTCTAGTTCTTATAGTGGCTCTTCTCCCAAGTCTACTAACACGCACATAACCTTGGGGAGTTTCAGAATATGTAGGCCTACCCAAACGGACTACATCTAAAAATTGTCTATCAGGAGGTTCCTCAAATGTTTCTAAATCTCTTTCAAATGTTTGTGTGACTTCTTCCTCAAATGTAGGATTATCAAACTGAAATTGTACCAAGCGTGATGGCCTTCCTAAAAATAATGGATCTGTCACAGCTACTTGTTCAGTCAACCTTCTATTGTATAAAGCTCTTCTTAGACTAGATAAAGATTGAACTGCTCTTTGAACAGGAGTACTAGTTCTAGGTGGTGTCGCTTCTTCAATGTCAAAACTGTATCTGCCAGGCCATGGTTGCATTTCAAAACTTTCCTGCAGGTTTATATTGCGAGAACCACCTATATTTTGTCCACCAGAACCCTCAAACACAATAACATGATCTGCTGATGCAGATTCACCAGTTATAGGTGTAGATTCAGTAATAACTTGAAATGCAGGGTTATGATATTGTGTGCGAGACACTCTTGTTCGTGCAGGAGGGCTGGGATCAGCAACTTCCAAAATAGCGCTGGAATCCCGACCTCCTGTAACAACAGGAGTATCAATATCCACAGTATCTGTTGGAACAGGGTGTATTTCTGCAATTGTTTCTAATTCAGGTAAAAGGTCAACAGCACTACTGTCAGTTATTGTGACAATACTAGGTGCTGCGGGGTCAATTGGTGTGACTGTGTCAATTGGTATTACATCCGCTGGCCCAATAAGTTCAGGTGTGACCCCAGGGCGAACTATGGTAGGGGTGCTTCCTACGCGCACTCCAGGGCCTTCCCCTAAAGGAATATATCCAGTAGTACCACCTGAACCGCGGCCTGTACCAATACCCAGCCCACCAAAAAATACAGCAGCACTACCATATTTTAAAATTTGATCTGCAATTGTTTTTTGTTCCACTTTATTAATCACATCAGGGGGGCAAGTACCTGCTTGCTTGCAACCCCTGTATATGTCAGTTACAGAAGCACGTTTCACTCTACGTGCACGGGCCATAGTATGTTAGTTTGTGTTAGTATTTGTGTTAGTAGCAAAAGCAAAAAGTGCTGTTAGTAAGTTAAGCATAAACCTATAAATCATCTAAAGATCCTAGTGACCAATCAACGCCTGGTGGCAGTTTCATTATTTGTATAAAAAGCTGTCTTTCAGTGTCTGAAGTAAATGCAAGTAACATACGTGAACGTCCAATTCTGTCATTACTTGTACCCCCTACCCAAGACCATGTAGTGCTATAATATTTCACTAGCTCCTTATACTTTTTCTTTGCTCTAAAGCGAAAGCATTTCAACTTGTTAGCATCTCCGCGCAAAACAACTACTGGGGGGTCCCTAGCCTCCTCCAGTAATCTTTCAAGTCGCCCATTATGCTTTCTACCAGGTGATCGAACTGAGATTCCCACGTCTGCAGGCGAAACGCCACCCCCTGAAGAAGACCCTCTCGATCGCGATCGGGATCGGGATCTTGAGAGGGACCTGGACTGGGACCGTGTTGTGGGCCCCCTTCTACTTCTCCCTCCCCTTCCCCGCTCGGGGGAGGTTGAGGGTTCTCGGGATCGTCGCCGTCTGCGCTGGTCCCCTCCCCTGGAGCTTTCTTGTCTCCCCCTTGAGGTGGACCTTGATCGCGTTGTTGTGTCTTCTTGTCTTTGTCCTTGTCTCTTTTGCCTGCGGGTGGCGGTGGTTGTAGGACTAGATGCTTTTCGTTTGTATCGTCTGCTTTCGGTTCGTGGTGGTGTCCGTTTTCTGGTGGACACGGAGGTGGCAGGGGGCTGTCTGTTGGCCGGCGATTGGGATGCGGAGTCGATGGAGGTTGCTGCCCCTTCTCCAGCTGCCGGCGAAGAACTAGTAACAGGAGCAAAAATAGTGTCCTGATTAACATGCACTTCCCAGATTCCAGTTTTGCTAAACCTGGCAGCATCAACTTCAAATTGTATGTAATAAACTTTTAGAGTTCCTTCCAAATAATAGGCACCATGATAGTCAACTTGTCCCTCCACTTTGTTCCATGTGTCATCTACAGTTTGATAATAAATGTATGACCAGGCAGTATATACCATAAGATTTTCAGGATCATTATCGTACATAACTTCAATATTTTGTGGACCCTTTTTAAAGCAGTTTGCAGGTGCACTTCTGACAGTTTCCAAACTAGTCTGTGTTAGTGTCCATGGCTCCTTGCCATATTGTGACTTTTGTAAACTTTGTAATAATATTACCATGCCAATAGCATCTTTGGCTTTAGCCTCACTGTTGGCTAAAGGGGGTACAGGTTGATATCCTAAACGCATAACTCCATGTTTTCTGGCAAAATAAAATAACACTTGTTCTTGTCTCAAATACTGCCAGTGCAATATTTGAGTTTCTATGTCGTCTCGACCTGACTCATAAATGTCCATTAGATTCTCTTGTAGTGCATTGAAACGTTCGCTGAGAGTATCCATCGTCTCCCTCGTCTTCTTGATCACTGAGCTCTAACTGTCTCCAAAGCCTTTCAAAAAAAGATTTCCAGCTTTGGTCAGTAAGTTTAAACTGAGGCTTATTATCACTATCAAAAGGAAACTTATGTGGAAATGCAAACGCCTGAATTCTACTATGTAAATATTTATACCTTTCTTCTTTCATAATATCAATATTAGAGGTCAACATTAATGGTGGAAACTTAATTTGACAAGGGGCCCTGTGTTTCATATCTAAGCAAACAGTATTTCCATCTAATGCATTTCGTAAATATTGTTCTATATAATCCCAACATACATAAGTTACATCATCTATTAATGCCACTTTTGTATCTGCCACAGGCTGCAACCAAAAAGTACTTTTATAATTTGCAAATGATAATACCTTGCCCTTTAACAACTTTATCAAAGACATAGTAAACATAGATTTTCCTGTGTCAGGTGGTCCATAAAATAATAAACAACTTCGTTTTGGTGTATTTTGCAAAAATAATTTAAAGGCATTTAAAAACTCTATAAAATTTATTTCTTGATATCTCACAAACTTTACAATATCTGACCAATGTCCTTCTCCTTCTACAACCTGTAATTTTTTATGTATCCATGCAGACATAGACATCTCTTTCATTTCACCACGTCTGTAATGTCTAACCATTATTGCACATTCTTTTACAAATCTTGCTTGACTATTATGTTGTAAAAATGCTCTAGCATTGGCATCTGTATCTGCCAATTTGGCATAGTGATAAGCAATTTCTGCCTCATCTGACAACTCATTATCATA